GATCGTAATAGAACCCTGCCCGTTCACGATCGACGACGTCGAAGTTACCGATCGCGTGCTCCTCGAAGAAGTCGCGATAACCACGACGACACAGACTGGCTGTCAGTTCTGCAGCAGGGTCTGCTTCGTTGAGCAACAGTGCACCGGGAGAACCTGCTTGCCAGAAACGCTTGGGCTGGAGTAGCTTGGACGAATCCTTAAAACGCACACCCTTGATCTCAGGAACTTCCATTCCGGCGAACATGAGGCGTTTTTGAGCTGCACGTCCTGCGACTGAGTCGCCACCCGCAGCCCACACGTTGAAGTAGTCGCGATTCGTTTCAGCAATCACGTCCGGAGCATCCAAGCGTGCCGGATCAGTGTGTTCTGCGAAGACCCCGGCCTTCGCGATCCATTCCTCGACATCCGTGGGAACAGTCACACCCTGCGGCAGCGAGTTCTTGATGGCGGCCATCACACCCGCGAACTTCAGCATCACCAGCAGGCTGTTACGGACCGCGTCTGCTTTCGAAGGCCGATTCGTCATCTCGAACTCCACCTGCGAATGTGGCAGCGCAAACGCCGGATTGTGCGGCAGTGCGTGTTGCGACAGATCCGGCATGGCATCCCACTCGAGAATCATCGGCTTGGCCGGATCGGCTCGGAAGGCACGCGGTACGATGCGCTCGAGGAAGACCAGCTGGTTGTCCTTCCAGAGACCGTCGGCAATCGCCTTCTTCAGGTAATCGATAGCATCCTGGCCTTTCATACGCGCGCCTTCATGCGTGTCGCACAATTGAGCGATCTGTTCCGCCGGAAAGCCACATTGTTCCAGAAAGGCCGCGAAAGCCTGCATCAGGATTGTTTTGCCCGTATGGCAGTGACCGTCGATGGTCACGCGCACGCCTGCTTTGAAGCGATTCGTCATCTTTTCTCTCCTTAAGACGGGTGGATTGCTCCACCCGCTACTGCATTAGAACTTCTTGACCCCGGTGGCCGACAAGCCCGAGCTATCGAACATGTCAATCATTTCCTGGGCGAACTTCTCGACCATCGGCCGAAGCGTGGGCTGAGCCGCCTGCCACGCCTTTTCCCGCAGCTCATCAAAGCTTACTGCTTCGTCACCGATGCCTTGAAGCAGAATCCCACGATGCCCTTGCAGCTGGTCGATCTTGGAGATGTCAGGCTCAGACGTGTCGTCGTTGCCGCGGCTCAGGACAGTAACAGGCGTGTCCATGATGCTTGGATTGAGATTCACCATGGCCTGCAGAATACTCTCCTCCTGCTCCTCAGCAGTCGACACCGTCCAGGAACGGCTCTCCGGTGTGTCGACCAACACATGGGCATGCATGACCGTGTTAAAGCCATAGCTGTCCCTCAGGCTCTGTGCGATGGCCTTGCCAACCAGATTCGCCTTGAGCGGATCGGGTGATTCCACCAAGATGTTGACTGGCGTCTCCATCTTACTCTCCTCGGGTTAATCCTCGTCGTTCTCCGCAATGATCTCGGCGAGGTGTGCTGATTCTTCCGGCGGGAGCATATCCGTCTCATCGCTCAAGCCGAAGCTGTGGATCGCAATCGGACCACGGAACGTATCCGGGTTCGCATCCGCGATGGCTTCCAGCAAAGACTTGCCTTGCTCCAGATCGGTTTGATCGACCGCTTCTTCGCCCTCCTCGTCACTGTGGGTCACAGTGACACTGCTGAAGCCCACTTCCGTCAGCGCATGACCAACAACCTTACCCAAAGCCTGGGCAAGGTCGCTGCTGCGTGCACTGATGACAATACTGGCTGCGGCTTCTTCGTGCTCTTCCAGAGACATGATCTTTTCCTTGTTTCCGTTGTAAAGAGGCATAGCTGCCCTGCCGAAGCAGGGCAAGCCGGTGACGATTACTGCTTAGAACGTGGTCACTGCCGAGCCGTCTTCCTGGGCGTCGGCCATGATGTCCTGCACGAGCTCTGCGCCCGCGCCACCGCCCGTTGCGGCGAGGATGTTGATCGGCGCGTCGAAGAGGCCGGGATTGAGGGCCTTAATCGAGCCGAGCAGCGATTCCGCATTTTCGGGTGTGACGTCGATCCGGCTGGGGTCGTCGCTCTTGTCGACCACCACCGTGACGTTGGTGAAACCGGCGTCCTTCAGACCTTTGCTGACGGCAACCGAGATAGCTTGACGCTGGTTGATGTTGTCCGAGGCAATGATGATGCCTGCGGCTTGCGTCGGATTGTTGTCAAGTGCTTCGCTCATGTTACTTCCCTGCTTCGTAGGTTGATTATGTTGTTCGGGCTGCAAGCTGTAGCGTGCCACCCGACTTTCTTCCGAGAATCGGTTAGGCACAACGACAGTCTCACAAACGATCGGATGACCGTCTGCTCGCAGATCGTGAACTCGGGCAGCCATTCGCATGACACCCAAATTCTCCAAGGCTTCTAATGCCGTTAAGGGGCCTTCCTGAAGACGTTCCAGGATGCGTTCCTTTTGGGCAGCGAAGCGTTCGGATACCTGTGCCATCCGTACTCCTTAGACGTGTTGACCCGCGCCGACTTCGATCAGAGCTTCTGCCAGTCGCGTTCCGTCCGGTGACACATAGGTCGCCAGATCGATGATCGTGCCGTCTTCCAAACGACCTTGGCCCGGCTCCAGCTCCGGACCTTCTTCCATATCCGACCGATCCTTCATCAACGCCACGTGGACGATCCGCTCGCCGTCGATGATGTCGCTAAAGGGCATGGCCAGAATGCTCACCGGACGTGCGAACACAGCCGGGTTGGCTTCTTTGATTGCGTCGAGCAACGACGGCATCGCTTCCGCGGCGATGGGCGTGCTCGTTTTGTCTTCGCGGGTCGCGAGACCCACGTCGACGTTCGTGAAGCCCGCCTCCGTCAGACGGTTGGAGATCAAACTCGCAACCAGTTGGCGTGTTTCTGCGCCTTGGGCTTCGACGGTGATGTTGATGTCTTCGGGACTCATCTTTCCTCGCTGGGTTCATAAGACGGAGAACGCCGGAGCGCTCTCCATCTGATGGTTCGGGGTCGTAAGTTTTACTTCGAGAGCGCCTGCGGTTTGAGGTGCGTCCAGACGGTATTGGCAGCCACAACTACTTCTTCGATAATCGCCTCGACGAAGAGTTCTTCCACTCGACCGTCCTGGTGTAACCAGAGATCGTAGCGGACTTCACCGTCTGGGTCCTGGTACTCACTCATCGTCACATAGGGGATTTTGTCTCCCATGCGATTCAGATCCAGGAAGCAGAACTGGGTGTGGGCCATTTCATCCGGCGTCTCACACACGTACATAGTTTTCAGCTGGATGTTCGGAAATACCGAACGCACTGCTAACAGCTTAGCCTGCAGGATTCCCATGATCGCGTAACCGAACGGATTCGGCACGTTATCAGCCATCGAAACAGTCACGGGAAGGACAGGGTTCTTACGGGCGCTCATGCGTCACTTACTCCTTTCAGGATGGTCTCTGACTTAACCGTTGTCAGTTGCGCGATACCCCACACCTTCGGGAATCGTATCCGGCAACGTGTTCGTCAAATAATACTCCTCGCCATCCAGCAGGAATTGCGCGATTGCTTCGACCCACAAACCGTACGCGCCGGGTGCGATACTTTCCCAACGACCGAGCTCTTTCCAGCGCTTGATCGTTTCGTTGTTATCGTCCAGTACGTTGGCCCATTCCGTGCCGTGAGCATGGAACGCGATGTTGCACTCACCCGGCGACAACTCAAAGCCTTCCTCGATCGTCACGTACCATTCCGGTTCCGAGGTACGATCAGGCTGTAGGTAGAGTTTGGTGGCACCGACCTTGCTCACCGAGGGTTCGGTGATCTCTGCTGCGTAGCCGACCGAAGGAGCCGACAACAGATAACCGCGCACCAGGAGTGCCATGCCGCGACCGATTGGATTCGGGTCACCCATCTCGAACTGATAGGTCTGGGCTTCGTTCGTCTGTAGCCAGTTCGCATCCAACGAGTAGCCGCGCGGATGTGCGTCTTTCACGTACTCGCGCAGTTTATTGATTTCTGCACTGTTCGTGGCTTCAAGCAGTCTGCCTGCGTGGTCCAGAATCGACACGAGATCGAACGAGTTCGACAAAAGACGAACCGTGCCGGTCGCTATGTTCACCGAACCCGAGATCTCCATCGAGAAAACCAGATGCAGGTTCTGCTCGGCTGCATATTGCAGCAGCGGTGCATGGGCTGCACGATCGTCGTAACTGCTGCAGGCGGCCAGTTCCGACAAACCGACGATCACCGGGATCTTCTTCTTGACGATCAGCAGGTGGTGTGGTGTGTGTTGCGCGGTCGGACGAAAGAGCGCCTCTTCGACATTCAGACCGATATGCGAACTGATGAGCTTGGGCAAGCCAGGGAATTCGATGGCCACCGATTCCAGCCGCACGTACTCAGGATCGATCGCCCATTTCGAATCAATCACATTTTCTTCGAGCAGTAGATCTGTCTTGGCCAGTTCGAGAAACGGAATCGATTTCGCGATGACGAGCGGGGCACTGAGAACGGAGCGACCTGTCGTGACCGTTTTGTTTTCGGCATGATTGAACTTCCCGTCGACGAAGTATTCGGCGTGTTCCAAGCTGTACTGCGGGATGACTTTCATGGTTTCCTTGTTTCCTTGGTCTTTCAGAAGCGAATCACGATATTGCCGTTGACTTCCATTTCGAGCGGACCGCGGTCGGTGTTGCCGTGGAGGCGATTCAAACGATCCGTTACGCGCTGCCACGCTTCGTTGTTCGGGACTTCCTCGGGGAAATCGCACGCCTCGGTAATAGTCCCACCTACCGTATCGTAGATGCGATTCGCCGACTCGATCGTAATCGGCATGTCGAAGAAAGCAGGATTCTGTTCCTTCATGGCATCCAGAATCGACTTGACTTCCATCGGCGGTTCAGCGCTATAAGCGTTCGCCTCGTAATAGAGGCTACGAAAGCCCGCTCCTTCCAATGCGTTGAAGATGACGTCCTGGATAACAGCGCGATCATCTTCTTTACCGCCGGTCACCAGCACGTTCATCCGCTTATCGTGGACATTCAGTGCTTCCAGATCTTCATTGACCTTGAGATTCATGACGCCTCCTCAGGCATACACGGGCATAAAAAAAGAAGGTCTGGGAGTTACCCCCCAGACCCGTCGTTGGACGTTTTACTTCACCTTACGGATCAGATACACGTCCTGGCCAATGAGGCCTTGCGTGACTTCCAGCAGATGGTCGTCAGCCGTGCGAATCAGATGGCGATGGAAATTCTCGCCTTCCGTCGCTTCGAAGATGCTGCGGGCCAGCTCGTACAACTCCGGCAGATCGCTCGTGATCATCGAGGCAATCTTGTCCGCCGGATCGAGTTCCAACTCGAGCTCGATAGCAGACACGTTCAGATACGTGAGCGTGAAGTTGGCGACGAGATACGTGATCTTCGGCCCCTTGTCCTTCGAATACTCGCGATCCATCAGCAGGTTCTCCGTGAGGAGCACCTCTTCTTCTTCCGTGACGAACTCGGCAAACGCTGCGCGAATGTTCTTCACCTGGTTGCCCAGGAAAGCATTCGAGAACGCATCACCGTAGTACTGCTCGATCGCCGGACCCACATCTTCCGCGTCGTCGACGAACGACGTGATGCGGATATCCGGAATCGACAGGCTCTGGCCCAGCACGCGATTGATGACATCGGTCATGCGCAGGTTGACGGCCTGATACAGCGCCGCCGACATCGCACCTTCCACCGACAACATCATCTCGCGCAGTTCCGAGTACGACTTCGCTTCTGCAAAGGACTGGATCGCACCACGTTCGTCCACTGCTGCGACGAACGGCTCGGCCACTTGCGCACGCACACGGAACACGTCCGGCACTTGCGAGTCCTTCACCGTTGCCATGCACTTCAGGGTACCTTGCAGCCACGCCAGGGTTTCCGACGTTTCCAGCACCCATGCATCTTCGATCACCTGCACCAACGGACGCTTCGGCGGTTCTTCGCCCGCTTCACCGTCGCCGACCACTGCCGTCAGTTCCTTCACGCCAGCCTTCACGCGTTGGAGCGATTCGGCAGACTTGCTGGTATCGACGTTCTTCGGTGCGCTACCGAAGGTTGTGGGTAGGCGATGCTTTTCACGGTCCATGGGAATTTCCGTCCTTTCTTTCACGAGCTGGAGAACAGTGCCGTCGGCTTGCTGTTGCAGATACATCAGTTGCGTACGCGGGTTGTACGCCAGCGCATACGGCTGGGACAACGACGGACGCCACTTCAGTTTGGTGGTGTCGATGTGTTCCGGCTCGTTCTGCACCGGTTTCGTTTCCACCTGCTGCACTGGCGCTGTTGCCGCCACGGTCATCTTGTCGACCTTCTCCGACGGAGCGTTCTTCGGCACCCAGGACGAATTGGGGTCCGGCTTGTGCTGTTGTTGCGCAGCATCGCCACGGCTCGCGAAACGATCCGTGTTGAAGCGATCCGAGCTGCTACCCTCGGCTGTGCCGCCGCCACCGCCCGTGAACAGACCCGTGTTACCGGCGTTCATCCCCGTGAATTGACGTGGTGCTTGACGGTTGCCCTGCCAGCCACCGCCCTGGTTACCCGAGCCCCAACGTCCACCCTGGTTCTGACCACCGCCTCCACCCCACTGACCACCAGCCTGACCACCGCCACCCCAACGGTTGCCTTGCTGTTGCTGCACCCAACCACCACCGACATTCCCGCCGCCGAAGCCGCCTTGCATCATCTGCGCGTAGACATTGGATGCCTTGAACTGCGGGATTTCGTTTTGCAACTCGGTCCAGATCCGACCCAGGTTCTCGACGGTCTGCTGCGCTTGCGGCGGGCAGTCCTTCTGCAACTCCTGGTACTGCAGAATCTGGATGGCCACGAACATCTCGACCATCTTCGGCACGAGTGCCTGCGCTGCTTGTTCTGGGTTCTGGAACTTACGATCTGCCAGCGCCAGACAGACCCAGTCCGTCACTCCGATTACGAGACCTGCAAAGATTTCGTTCTGGAAGGCGTTGCGCGACACCAGGTTATACGTGAACATGCGCGCGGGCGTGCGCAGCGCGTTCTCCTGAATGTCCGTCGCAATTGCACCAGCAATCACAGGGATCAGATCACCCATGAATCCCGGCGCATTGAACTGCGGGACGAATGGGGGATTACCGATCGAGATACCCTGCAGAGGCTGCCGTTCCGCGTTGTACGGGTCTGCAGGCAGCTGACCACCTTGTAAATTCACCATGGCGTTTGATTCCTTGTTTTTTCCCCCGCGAGCGTCCCCGCGAGGTTAGTTTGAAAGATTATTGCTGTTTTGAGTGGCTGGCCCAGCCAGGTCCTTACTGCTTCAACTTCTGCTGCGTTTGGTCCAGCAACTCAATGAGTCCCGGATCGCGTAACACCACGCCTTTCGCATCGGTATGCAAATGCGGATTCAGACGTGCGTGTCCGGAAGGATCGCTTTTCGGCAGATTCGCGTAGCCACCGACTTCACACACCGAGATGTGGATCTGCTTGGTCGGGTCACTGATTGCCGCGTTGTCCTTCCGCCCCGTTTGACGACTGGAACTCGTTTGTGGCACCAACTGGGCGGTCGTCTTGAACGCCTTATTGTCGCCGGGGCACGAAATAGTCGAAACCTCACCGTGCTTCTTGGTGATCGAATACACCAGACCGGTCCGGAGTGTCTGGTTCATCATGGTCGTGATTTCTTTCGCGTTCAGTTCCTTCTTCGAAGCCGCCTTCAGCTTGAAGTAGAACTTGTTGATCTGCTTGGTGATTTCATCCAGCACGTAGTAGAGGACCGACAGCTCCTTGTCGTACATGCTCGAGACCTGATCCTGAGCCGCCAGAATCCAGTCTTGGAAGTTCTCGAGAACAATACCGAACAACTGGTAGATGTCCTCCACCGGCATGCCGATGTCTTTGAACTTGATCTTCATCACCTCATCGATGTACTCATCCAGACTGCGGATGTGTTCAGCGATATCGTCCTCGAGCTTGCCCTCGTTGATGTTGCTCGAGAAAAGCAGATGGCCCATCAAGATCATCCACAATGCACGCTCACGCGGCTTGGGTTCCGCAAGGGTACCGATATACTTCGGCAGCACCCGATTGGGGAAGTGATCGACGAGATAGTAGAAGCCACACACCAGGTTTTTGACCTGCTGCGTGTACTCACTCCGGCGGATAGCCAGACGTATCGTCGTGGGCGTATAGGACTTCAGGGTGTACGTCCGAGCAGGGCGCGTGTGGGTATTGGTCTTCACGATCACCCAGTCGCTTGGCGGATACTCTGCCTCGCTGATGGTGCTCGCATCTCCCACGATCGGTACAGTGCCCGCAAAGCGCTGGAACATTTCCGCAAATCCATACTTACACAGCAAGTAATGGACCAACGTCGTGTTCGCCTTGATCACTGGCTTGAGCTTTTGCATCTTCTGGTTCTTGTTGTACACCAAGGACCAGGCCACGTGAACGGTCTCACGGAAGTCACGCCCCGTAACATCGTTCGCGAGGAAATGCTGCTGCTCGCGCTGGAAGGTCAGCTTTGCCCGGATGAGCTTCACGAAGATGGAGGACTCCCCCTTCGAGATCACTCGGTCGGCCAGAATCGGCGAGATCACAAAGCGCGACCCGCCGAGATAGATCACCCCTGCGTCCGACACAAACGGCAGATACATATACCGTTTGATTTCTTCCACCTTACCGGTCTTCGGATCGATATGGCGAAAGAGGTACTTCATCATGTAAATGTCCGAACGGGCAACGTCGAACATTCGCTTGTTGTTCTTCTTACGAGTTGCCTCGTCGAACTCTTCCTGCGGTGTACATCTTTCCCCCTTTACGTAAGTGAATCCATCAGGAAACCCTTGCGCCACCGCTCGGAACACGCTATTCACCCACCCTTCGGCATCCTGCATGTGCTTTTGGGCAAGTCCATTTGCGAGATCCGGGTTTAGCTTGGGGGTGTGGAGATCAATTAGCCGAGAAAGTTCACGGTCTGCCATTGCCTTTGGTCTACTCTAAAAGTTCCTACACAGTCTTCCTCATCTCCAATCAACTATTTGGCTTCATGAGCTTCATGATGATCGGGATGGCCGCCCCGATACCGACAATGATCGTCGGCAACATTTTTACTATCTCACTGCGGTCCTTTCTATCTAGGGACCTTTCCTCGTACTTGTCCTTCAGCCTGAGTCGCTCGATTGCCAACAGATGCTCGGCTCTCGCGCGCTCCTCCTTCAGTTCCGCCTCGCGTCGGTCCCGAATGAGTTCTGCCTCCTTCGCTCTGGCTTCAGACAGCTTGAGGTCGTGCTCGACACCCGCCATCTCTCGCGAGTGACGGAGCTTTTCCTGTTCCAACTCCCGCTTCAGATGGGTGGTCGCAAACTCAACGTCAGCCAATTGCCGCTTCTGCGCTTGGCTAAGATCGCCCAGAGTCTTGGCTTCTTCGAATGTCTTGAAGACGCCGTACTTCTCGTGATCTGGTGCGTCCAATGGAATCCGGTTGACCGAATAGCTGCCGGTGAAGAGCTCGCCTTCATCGGGGTCACTCGAACCAATATAGATCCCATCGCGTCGTGCTACGTCTCGTTTCGTGCGAATCCGATACACCTGGTTCGCAATGTTGACAAATCGATCACCAAACCTGCCAGTGTTATCGACAATCTCCACGCAATAGCCGAAACTATCCCCGCCTACCTTAACAGGAGTGTCCTCCATCATCTTGGCATTGCGCCCTTGTTCGCTGTACGGATGCAACGGTACGAACCCAGGGTTTAACATCGACACCAACGTATCAGATTCGTGGTGATACACGCTCTGACCGTGCTGTTTCAGTTGATCCAAAGTGATGGGGTGGTCCAGTATTAAATTTGCTCGGGCATAAAGCCCGAACGTTTTGTCGGCCTCAGCAAGCGCTGCTTTGAGTCTTTGCAACACTATAGGAGAGCTGTCATCGACTACATCTAATACCGCCCTCACGTTTTCTTTTACTTCTGCCGCGATTTGGAACTCTTGACGGATGATGAAGTCACGACTACGGAACGATTGTTTGGGCGGAATCGTCACCTTCAGGCCGGATCGCTGAACAACTGTGATCGCAAACGTAGTCGCATTAATGAAGCTTACCCTACACGTAGCGAAGACCGGATCGCTCCAAGCCTCGCCCATTGCTGAGCCCAACGTCACATCTCCAAAGAACGTAGGACTGTTCGGTGGTGAATAGGACATACTGGGACTCCAACTGCTAACGTTAAGCCAGGTACTTCATTTCCTGACTGCCTCTTTCATACTGTCGCAAGTTAGTAATATATGTTTGAATCTACTTTTGATACAAGGGCATAAAAGCGAGGCCTAGGCCTCGCGCTATGACGGCAGTTTCTCACATGTCGTTTCGGAAGAACGGCATAAACCGAGGAGCGGACGAAGCTGGTTAGGCGACGTCCGTCCTACCGAAGCACTTCAAGAAGTTCCGTTGCCGGTTCTCCTCAAAACATTAGCAAACTCAGGTAAGAATTCACTCCCAGCAATTCTGATCGGCCCGACTCACCTTCTGAACCGACGGCATAAAAGGCTCCTCCCAGGTTTCCCCAGGAGGAGCCCCAGCCCCAACAGCTGCACCCTTGGCAACGGGTTAACCTGGATAGACGTTAAATCCATCCAGGTCAGTTACTTCTACCAAGCGGGTCCTTCAGACCGAGTGCATGTTGACTGCGACCTTCGCGGTCACGACTTGTTCGATGCCGGAGACATCGATCGAGCCCATGATCGGGAGGTTCACCACGTGCAGGAACGCAGGCTGCACGGTGATTTCCTTGCTGTTCGCGCCATTGCGATGCAGCGGGAGAATCAACGTCAGTTCCGGCTTCCATGCCATGTTGCCGAAGTGCATCGGGTTCGGCACGCCTTCCTTGCCTTCACCGAACTCGCCGAACGAGAAGCGGATCTTGCCACGCATGTTGATGTTCAGCGTCGAGACGATCTTGACGTTGAAGTCATTGCCCAGCGTGCGGAAGTCGCCCGTCACTTGCAGGTAACGTGCGATGACCGGATCGGTACCGATGATCACGGTCGGCGTAGCAGCGACGCCACCAGCCAGCGCGTCAGCAGCAGCCTTGAAGCCCGAGTCGCGGTACATGCGATAAACCATGTCGCGCAGCAGGTTGACCAGGGAAGCCTGGATGTCGGCCGCACGTTCGTGCGACTTGATCGAGTCCACCACAGCCGGTGCGCTGTACTGCTGGTTCTCGTAGAACGGCGTCACGAGGAAACGTGCCACGCCGAGGATTTCCGGATCGCCTTGGTACAGGCCGCCATTGCTGGTGACGAGTTCCTTCAGCGCGCCTTCTGCCTCGAGCAGCTTCGCAACTGCAGCGTTCGACGTACGGATGTGCGTTGCCGTGATCAGCGCAGCCAGGTCCGACGCATCGTTCTGGTCACCCAGGGTCAGCGGACGCGGAATCGTGATCGGCGACAGGAGCGGCACGCCGTAAACCATGTTGTAGAACGTCAGGTCGAGCAGCTGACCACGTTCACGACGGTTCGTGTTCGTGCGACGTGCGTCGAGGTCGTAACCGATGACTTGCGCGTTGGCCAGAGCCGTCGCGATCGTTGCACCCGGACCCGTGGTCGTGTCGACCAGGTTGCCGTCTTCGTCACGCACTTCGTAGATCGACACAGCGCCAGCGGACAGTTGCGTGTCTGCCAGTTCCAGGTTGACCGTACCGAACACTTGCATCGACAACTTGACTTCGTAGTTGCCCGTGACGATCGACGCCAGAGCCGTCGAAGCCGTACCGTCGGCCTTCGTCGTGTTCTTGTTGATCACCAGCGCGTTGCTGATGAAGTTCAGCGACATCAGGCGGTAGTTGTTCTGCACCGAGTACGTGAAGGTACCCGATTGCATGTTGGCCACCGACTTGAACTTGATCACTTCAGCCGAGCCGCCCGTGCCGACCTGGAGGTACAGAGCCGACAGCTTGATAGCCGGGTCGATCGCGTCGGTCGAATCCAGCATGCCGGTTTCGAGCAGCGCGTCGGTTTGCGAGATGCCGAGCAGCGAGAACTGCTTGTTGATCGCCAGCGGGCCGGTCGCGACCGAGATGCCTTCGTGGTCGATCGTTTGCGTCGGAACCAGGGTCGGCGACACGAAGTTTGCAGCAGCTTCCGGACGGAAGACCGGGATGATCTTCGACAGGTCGTTGCGCAGGATCGTCGGGTCGATCAATGCCTGGATGATGTTCTTCTTGCCGAAGTTCTTGCTGACCGCGCCGTCGATGGTGCGGCGAACTTCGTCGTACACTTGCACGAGGCGGATCGAGACGGTGTAGCCGTACTGGTCCGGCGTCACGACGACGGTCGGGAAGAACGCTTCACCGAATTCGTCCTGGCGAGCAGCCTGGAGGTTGTACGCCACCGAGTACACGGTCGCAGCCTTCGTTTCGCGTTCGTCGTAAGCTTCGAGAGCCTTCGACTGACGCTTGTCCATCGCACCGTTGCCCACTGCCGGGATGAAGGTGTAGCCTTCCAGCGACATCTTGCGGCTGACCGGCGCCGACAGGAAGCCCTTCATGTCGCCTGCGACGATCGCAGCGACGAGACCAGCTTGCTTCTGAGCAGCCGTGTGCTTGCCAGCGACGATGCCGTCGTTCTGGTTCATTTCCGATGCGAACGTCGAGCTGATGCCTTCGAGGGCAGCCTTCAGGCCCTTGATCGAGGTGTCGAGTTCTTGCGTACGGACATCGCCGTCGCTGAACGATTCCATCGCGACGACGCGCGAAGCGAGGGTCTTGTCGACGGCGGGGCCGCGGTTGAAGTGACCTTGAACCTTGGCGACCAGCGAGTTGATCGTACCGTCCTGACCACCGTTGCCGATTTGATACAATTTGGACATTTTCTATCCCTTGAGTTTAAACGAAGTTGCTATTGGGGCTTGTGACGCTTATGCCGGAACTGCTACTTTCTTTTTGGAAAGCAGCTCAAGCCAGCGCCGAAACCAAGGTGATCGAGCCACCTCGTCGAGCGGTGCGTACACATACAATGCTTTCAGAATCGCCTCCACCGTGTGGAGATGAAGCTCTTCCGGCGCCATTGCTGTATAGAAGCCCGGACTAATGACCATCGCGCCAACGGCAGGTGCTATGTCATAGTAATGAAAAGGTTCGCTATAGCGCTCGTTTCGACTGTCTTCGCCAAACAAGCGATCTTTCGCGTCCTTGACGAACGATTCGTCGAATGTCAGCGGATTTACCGTGTTCGCCAATAGGCTCTTTCCATCCTCCGTACGAAGTGATTCATGCCAAACCTGGTATAGACTCCAGGACCCTGCGTGTGTATCACCGCCTACAAGATTAGTAGCACAATCCTGCACAGCAGCAAATCCAGCCAGATCGGCCGGTGAGCAGAAGCGTCGGATCTTCTCGAAATCCAACACATCTGCCAGGCTCATCTTGTTCCGATGAACCGTGTCGGCGATCCAGAAGGGGATCACCACAATCTTCTTCTCTGCCACGGTATCCACTCCCGGTATGGGTGTCAGTGTTAATTTTGTTGCCGTTTGCCTAGAGTATGTACAGGGGACCAAAAGAGCCCTGCAAACAAACAGGCATACGCAAGAATCCATTGCTCGAGATCAGTCGTTCTTCCACAACATAATCATTTTCATAGAGATGAATGTGTGTAGCACGGGGTAAGTCTCGAGAACAACATCAATCAACCGCTGCAGAAATGAATAACCGACTTCTTTTGGTGAACGCGATCACCCTGCTCTATCGTGAAAGTCAGCTGCCGCCGACCATGGAGCGCTCCTCGAATCTGGTGCGTAACATCGTGTCGACGATCAAGCTACCAGAGCAGCAGTTGACCCTCGACCCGGAAACGGAAATCCTGGCTGGTTTGAAGAGCACGGCGCTGGCCATGTGTGACACACCTCAGGATCACGTCTACGAGCCGATGGAGGTCATGCAGCGCATGAAGGTGGTCTGCGGGGAAGACCAGGCGCTTTACGAAGCGTTCGAACAAGGTGTCACGGGTGATCTCGTCGAGAACTCCCTGAAGCGCACCTGCTTGAACATTCGGCGCACGCTGCAGAATTACTTCCGTGAGGAAAAGGTCAAGGAGATCTTGCACAAGGCAGGCGTTGCGGTGAAGTTCAACCGCGAATCCATCACGGACATGAAACAGTTCGTGGCGGAAGTCTGTGCAGAGCTCGAGCCGTACCAGCAAGACGCGGTGACCAAGGACCCAGCGATTGTCTCGCACGTGTCCTTCAGCAATCTCGATAGCATGGCCGAGGTGTTCAAGGACATTCAGCAGGAGTCCAACGGCAACTCGATCCTGCGTACCGGCTGGCAAGGTATCAACCGGATGCTGCGCGGTGGCTTCCGTCGAGGCGAGCAGGTCGTCATCGGCGCACTGCAGCACAAGTACAAGACGGGCTTTACGCTGTCGATCTTTAAACACCTGGCACTCTACAATGTGCCGGAAATGATCGACCCCACGAAGAAACCTCTGCTGTTGCGGATTTCGTTTGAAGACGACATCAACAACAACATGCGTTTCCTCTACACGTCTCTGAAGGAAAACGAGACGGGCGTGGCTGTGACCGACAAGGAACTGGAAGGTGCAGATCCGCAGGAGATCGCAGCGTACGTGAAGGAGAAGATGGGCGTCAACGGCTATCACATCGAGATGCTGCGGGTGGACCCGACCAAGTGGTCGTACATGGACATCTGCAACAAGCTGATCGAGTTCGAAGCCGATGGTTACGAAATCCATGCGCTGATCGTCGACTACCTCTACATGGTACCGACCACGGGTTGCTCGCAGGGTCCGGCCGGTCACGATGTGCGTGACATGTTCCGCCGCATGCGTAACTTCACCAACCCGCGCAAGATCACGTTCATCACACCACACCAGCTCTCGACTGAAGCCAAGCAGTTGGTGCGTGATGGCAAGATGGACTTCGTGAAGGAAATCGCGAACAAGGGCTACTACGCCGGGTCGCGACAGATTGACCAGGAAGTCGACTTGGAGTTGTACATCCACATCGAAATCGTCAATGGTCAGTCATGGTTGACGGTGCAGCGCGGTAAGCACCGGATTGTGGGACAGACACCGTTGGTCGACCAGTATTGCGTGCTACCTTTCCAACCGATTGGGGGCATCCTGGACGACGTCAATGGTCCGGACACGACTCGCCGTAAGGTTGGTGGTGGTCCGATTGGCAGTACTGACGAAACGCCGTGGTTCGCAGCACTTGACGATCCTCTTCAACTGTAATTTCCCGTTCCCCTGTAGTGCCTGCCGGTGACGCCTGGGTCTGACCAACCCAGGTGTTGCTGGCCTTTATGCCGTATTACAAAACAAAGCGCCGAAATAGTTATGAATCCAATTTTGGCCCTTACTAATAAATCGCAGAGGACCCCATGTTTTCAGGCCTGAAGCGTCTGATCGGCAAGATCGATGTTACCCAAGACGCCAAGCTCATCCATGTCGAAGGCTTGCCTGCCGACGTGGTGGCGCGCGACATCGTGAAGATCTGGTCGACAAGCAAGATCACGAACTTCATGTTCACGCAAATGAACAAGTCGAGCGTGGCATTCAACCCGTTCTTTGCCCCGGACATCGCCTACACACTGAAGACGATCCTGGCACAGCGTAGCCGCAACTACAACAACCGGGCACTGCAAAAGGTCATCGACCTGATGTACGAGAATACCTGGTTGAAAGACACGATCAGTGACGAGCATCACGAGATTCTCGACTTTGGTGCGCTGAACCAGCTGAACCTGACGCTACTGCCGCACCAACAGACGTTCCTGGAGATCTACAACAAGATGGTTCCCAGGATGCGCCTGAAGGGCTACGTCTTGGCAGCGTCACCGGGCTCGGGTAAGACGATCAACTCGATCGCACTGGGCGTGACACTGAATGCGGATGTGCAGATCTACATCGTGCCGAAGAACTCGGTTGATGAAGTCTGGAGCAAGACGCTCAGTACCATCTTCAAGAAGCCGCAGGATCACACGTTCTGGACCTCGACCTCGAACAAGCCACTCGTGTGGGGCTACAAGCACTACGTGTTCCATTACGAACAACTGGCGCGGGCAACCGAGTTCCTCAAGGCTAACAAGAACGGCATGCGTAAGCCGTTCATCGTCGTGGATGAATCCCACAACCTGAATGACCTGGGGAGCCTGCGTACCGGGCTGTGGATCGATCTGTGCCGTACGATTAACTGCCAGCACACACTGCCGATGTCGGGCACACCGCTTAAAGCGATCGGCAACGAAGCGATTCCGATTCTCACGGTGCTGTGTGATGACTTCGACGAAGATGCCCGCATGCGCTTCCAGGAAATCTTCGGTAAGAACTCGAGCCGGGCGAACGACATCCTGCGTAACCGCCTGGGTCTGATGATGTACAAGGTGGATGCAGTCAAGGACATGGAGCCTGCTGAGCCGCGCCTGGACATCAAGATGCCCAACGGGGAAGCTTACACGTTGGATAACGTCAAGGACGTGATGCGTAAGTTCATTGAAGAGCGCATGGCGTTCTACAAGGCGAACTTCAAGGAGTTCGAGAAGACGTACTTCTACGCGCTCAGCATCTTCCAGAAGACCTTGCATGGTGGCCAAGACGTCATCGCCTTCAAGAAGTACCAGGGTTATATCTCGACGATTCGTCAAGGCTACGACCCGAAGACCATGAAGGACATGGTGGCGTGGTGTAATCACTACGAGAAGTCCAGAATCGCGCCGACGCTTCCACGGGAGCTGAAAGTGGCGTTCCTGGATGCACGGTCCGTGGTGAAGTACGTGGACCTGAAGGTGCAGGGTGAGGCACTCGGCCGCGTGCTGGGTAAGCTGCGCGCACAGTGTCACGTCGACATGGTGCCGTACGTGGGTCTGCCTAAGCTGATCGACGCCTCGCTGTCGAAGACGGTGATCTTCACGTCGTACGTGCAAGTGGTGAAACGCTGTGACCAGTATCTGCAGGAAGAAGGCTACCAGCCGCTACTCGTCTACGGTGACACCAACAAGGACCTGAAGTCGATCATCGATCGCTTCGCCAAGGACGAAGACTTGAACCCGCTTGTGGCAACGTTCGATTCTTTGTCGACCGCTGTGCCGCTGATCATGGCTTCGACCTCGGTCTTCATGAACTCGCCCTTCCGGGATCACGAGTACAAGCAGGCTCGGGCTCGGACTGCACGACTGGGTCAGAAGTATCCTTGCACGATCTGGAACGTGTTCCTCGATACGAATGGCGTGCCGAACATCAGCACCCGCTCGAACGACATCATGAACTGGTCGCGCGAAATGGTCGCCTCGATGATGGGCACCAAGACAGACGGACTGGACGTGGCGCTGGAAAGCTTCAAGTGGCGCAACGACTGCTTCGCCGAAGCAATGGAAACGTACAACGACGGAAGCTCCGAAGAAGCACAAGAGAATCCCGTTGAAGTCGACGGCTTTATCGCACAACCCAACTGGATGCAGTGGTCATCCTCTTAAATAACTGGAGTCTGTCTTGAAGAAGAAACTCGGACGATTGAGCCTGGAGTCATTTGACCAGGCCCCGACTGGCAACGTCGAACCCACGGCACAGCCGGTCACCCCGCCGCAACCCCTCGTG